CCGCCGCTCCTATGGCTGGGCCTTCTCCTGCCCCTACCGCTCCTGCGGGCAGCGCGGCCAGCAACATCTTGCCGCAAGGCCCGTTCAGCATGCAGCAGGTTGCAGCGGCGATCAAGAAAGCCAATCCGGGTGCTTCCCCACAGGTCATCGCAATGGCGATGCAGAATGCCTTGCCTTTCATGAAGCAAGAAGACCAGATGTATTATAAGCAGCTCACCATGAACATGCAGCAGGAGCGCGCGGATACATCTCGGGATCAGGGCTGGGCACGCATTCAGCAAACCGCCGACCGCGTGCAGCAGACTGCGCAAGCGCACCAAGATAATCTTGCGCTCAACATGGCGCGTCTTGAAGAAGCAAAACGTAAAGGGGATATATCTTCTCAGCGTTTGATTGAAGACCAGATTAACCGCGACCGCCGCGCCAAAACAGATGCGGTCAACTCTCTTTCCAACCTGATCAGGTCGGCTACACCTGAGCAGCTTTCGCAGCCAGCATATAAAGCGGACGTTGAAATGTTGCAGCAGCAGATCGAAGGTCTGAAAGCCGACCCCATGCCGGGCGGCGCATCCTCAGGAGCAAAAGGGCAGCCCACCAAAAAGGAAGGTGGCAGCAACGAAGACGCTGCGCCAGCAGGAAGTTCCGCGCCGATTGCGGTGCCTAAAGTTGGCGAAGTGTATAAAGGGTACACCTTTAAAGGGGGCGATCCTTCTGACCCTGCAAGCTGGACGGCTTATGGTGCCTCTGCGCCTCAATCGAGGGAATAATTATGGCTGATAATCTTTCGGTAAATGGTCCGTGGAATGACTTTGCTAAGCCACAGGCCAAAGCAGGGCCGTGGGATGATTTCAAGCCTCAACCCAAAGCCGGAGCGCAAGCCCCGGCCTCACCCCCCGTTTCGCCCGTTGCTCCACAGGCTGAGACGGGGGGTATTATTCCTGCAATCAAAGGCGCATTTGCCGGAGCTGGCACTGAAGCTTATAACGCAATTCCACGCGACCCTTTAGCGTTGTCTGAAGAACAGCAAACGGAGATTGCCCGTTCTGGCGTCACGTCGCGCTTTGGGCAGGCGGCAATGGCAATCCCTTATCAAGTGGGAAATGTAGTTAATGCTATCCCCGGTGCCGTAGGCGGCGCGGCGGCTGGCGCTATCGGTGGGGCAATAACAGGTTATCAGGGCAAACCTGCTGAATACGAACAGAACGTGCAAAAAGCGCAACGCGAAGTTGTTGATCCGTATTTTGCTTTTGAAATGGGCCGCGCTGGCGAGCCCAGAATAAAAGTGCCGAAGCCTGAAGAGATTGTCCGCGAAGGGGCTCCTAAAGCCCCCTCAACCGGTGCAAAGCCGTGGGATGATTTTAAACAGCCTGAAGGGCAGCCTGTCACGATCAAAAGCGCGGCGATTGAAAACCCGATTACCGGCCAACACTTCACAGGCGAAAGCCACGCTGCCGTACGGGAGATGTATCCATCCACTGAAGGCGGGCGCGAAGGCTTCCTCACGTCCACTGGGGAATTTGTAGACCGCAACACCGCCGCAGAAATTGCCCGTAAAGCCAAACAGGTGCCGGAAGATTTCACCGGCGAGCTGCACTCCGAACACCTTAAAGGCTACCCCGAAGAAGGGCGCGCAGGCGGCGAGGAGCCTCCTGCATCTATCAAGAACGAGCCTATTCCTCCGGCCCCGGTTGAAGCCCGTGCGCCTACGGAAACACCGATCCCTGAAAGCCCCGCTACCATTGCGGCACAGCTTAAAGAGTTTGAAGCCGGACGTCGGCCCGCTGTGTTTTATCCCAGCACCATGCCCAAAGAAACGATCCCTGCGCCACCGAAGGGCGCGGCGGTTTACACTGACCCGAATAAAGGTACGTTCCATTACGATCCAAAATCTTTGGGCGTGCAGCAGCTCAAAGAGGATATTGAGGCCGACCGTTTTGGAAAGCACCTTGGTCTTGGCCCTTACAATAAAGCCGATGTGGCGGCCAGCGTCAGTCGGGGGTACAGTCCTATGACGCTTGTCGAACGTGCTCCTGACGGTACAGAACTTCGTGCAGCGGCAACTACAGGCGAATTTGTTACAGAATTGAAACGAGTGTTTGAAGCCAACAAGAACCCTGAAAGCATCATCACGGCTGAGCCTATGAGCAAAGTGCTTGAGGAGCGGGCGAAAACCCCGCCCGCAGCGCCCGTTGCCCCGGCTAAAGAACCCCCCGCACCAAGTGCGCCCGCCGCACCGACCAAAGAGCCTCCAGCAGCGCGTGCGGCCAAACTTCCTGCGAAGACGCCAAAACCTGTGCTTGAACAATCTCTTCGTGCGTATGCTGACGAGCTTCGTCAACGCTTTGGGGTTAAAACAAAAGTAGAGCTCAAAACTGGAAGAAAAGCCTTAGGTGGCGCGCACGTTCAACATGCGTATGTTAGAAACACCGGGGAATACATTTCTCACTCGATACTTATTGACGACCGTTTGAAACCCGCAGAAGCGTTTGCTGTGCTTACCCACGAGTTTGGGCATATCATAGATAGGGAACTTCTTGCTAAAGCCCCGCCAGAAGTTCGCGCAGCTATTCGCGCAGCGTGGAAAAAGGAAATGGCTAAAAAAGTCTCTGCCGATAAAAAGCGGGCTGTGATAGAAAATTATCCGGCGGGTGTAGGAGAAGGTGTAGCAAAAAGAGCAAAAGAAAAATTTGAAAAGGCAGGACAAACCCCAAATTGGCAACGGTTTTTAGACTATACTCGTGAGTTTGAGGAGTGGTTTGCCAACCAAACGGCTTTCTTTTTAACTACAGATCGTGCGGCCACAAGCATCGTTGATAAATTTTTCAAAGGTATCGCTGATCAGTGGAAAGCCTTGTACGAAAAATTTACAGGCCGCAAAAGCGCCAACAAAGAAGTTGCTGATTTCTTACGCAGGCAAGGTAAATTTTTTGACGAAATTGCCCCCGAGCTTCGCAAAACCAAAAGCACACCTTCTTTACTCGACGTTATCAGCGAAACCAAAGGTATGACCCCTGAAGATGAAGCGCTTAGAGGAGCATTCACGGGGGAAGAACCTAAAAAAGAAGAGCCTCTTTTCGATGTTTACAGCAAGATCAAAGGTGAACGCGAAGCCCGCGCCGCCGCTGAGCCGCTGCGCAATATTGGTGTAGAAGGGGTAAAAGCCGCCGCAGATACATTCAAAGCGATCTTTGCGCCTGAGCTTCGTGAAGGGGGTCGCGTCGCTGAAATGTCTTTGCGCCGTGAAATGGGCCGCGAAAATCAACGTGCAGAGCAAGTTAGAAAAGTGTTTGAGCCTATGCAGCGCATGGTCAACGCCATGGGCGGTGCACAGAAGCTTGACCTTATTCAGTGGATACAACAGCCCGGCAAGATGTTGGCGAAGGGTAAGGAAATTCCCGCCGAAATAAAACCCGTTCTTCAGGCGGTCAAAGACACTTACGCGCTCTACCGTGCGCGTCTTGAACAACTGCCCGCTACACAGCAAATGAACTTTGTGGATGACTATCTGCGGCAGATGTGGAAAGACCCGAAGAAAGCAGAACAGTTTTTTGGTGGCGGCAAGGAAGGTTCAAAAAGCTTTACCAAAGCCCGCATTTACGACAGCTATGAGCAGGGCATCCGTAAAGGCGGGCTTGAGCCCGTAACGCTGGATCCGATTGAGATCACGATGCGCTATGTCGAAAACGCCTCGAAGTATATTGTGGCCGAAGAAGTCATTGGCACGGCCACAGAGCGCGGTACCGTGCGCTATTTTTTTCCGGGCAAAGCGCCTGAAGGCTGGTCAGAAGTTGGCGGACGCCATAGGACAAAGGTACAAGGCGGAAAATTAGCGTATGCTTATGCCCCAGACGGTTGGGCCCGTGTTTACAACAATCATATTTCCCGCACCACGCAAGGGCCGTGGGGAGACGCTTTGCGCGTTGCGCAGCGGGTATCAAACACCGCAACCGCTTTAAAACTTGCTATTTCTGGGTACCATTTTGGCATGATGGCGCAAGAAGCCATTGTCAGTGCCGTTGCCGATGCGACCAATCAGATTGCTCGCGGAAACGTTGTTGGGGCCGCACGCTCTCTTTTAGAAGCTCCCGCAAAACCAATTACCTCTTATCGCAACGGTAAGCGGGCAATGGAAGCATATCTTGATCTGAAAGAAACCTCTCCTGAATTGCGCAAGATTATTGACCTTGGGGTACAGGCCAATTATCGGTTCAAGGGTAAAGGCAACATTGCTGATGAATATCGGTTTTCTGGTGAAAGCAATTACCTCAAGGCATGGAAACGCGGTTCGTTGAAAGCCGAACTTCTGTCCGATTTGCACGAAGCAAAATTGCGCCCGCTGGTGGGTACAATTAAGGTCATCGCTAAAAACCTTGGCCGTGCAATGGAGACTATCTCCGCGCCTTTGTTCGAGCACTATATCCCTGCCATTAAAAACGGCGCATTTACGGACAGCTTAGGGAAATGGCTTCAGGACAACCCCGATGCAACTTACGCAGAACAGGTTGCCAAAGCGCGCGACATTGCAAACATGGTGGATGAACGTTTTGGTGAAATGAACCAGCAAAATATTTTTTGGTCGCAGAACCAGAAACAAGCCGCCCAGCTCGCCCTCACTTCGTTTTCTTATGAGCTTGGAACGCTCAAAACCCTTGGCGGCGGTGCCCTTGATGTGGCTACAGCCCCATACCGCGCTGGGCGAGCTTTGCTGGGTAAAGAAAATGCGAAGCCGATCTGGACTGACAAAATGGGGTACGTTGTGGCCCTGCCCTTGGTCTACGCGACCATGAACGCTATCACACAGTACCTTTACACTGGTCAAGGCCCGCAGGATGAACAAGATTTGCTTGCTGCCCGCACAGGAGGTATAGACGCTCGTACTCAAAAGCCGGAGCGCGTGCAGTGGCCCAGCTACATGAAGGATGTGTTTGGCTGGTCACGCGACCCTGTGCAGGAAGCGGAAAATAAAATCAGTCCCGGTCTTCAGCTTGTAAAAGCGCTTGCCACAAATTCCGACTGGCGCGGCGACCCTATCTCGGCCTCCACCGACACGCGGATGCAGGCGCTTCAGAAGTATCTGGAGTTTGTTGGGCAAGGGCTGGAGCCAATCTCGGTGGCGAGTATGGCGGGCGCGTCGCCTTCATCCAACATCGGAGGAGTTGCACGGTTCTTTGGGGCAAAACCCGCTTCTACGGAGTTTACTGACCCAGAGGGCTACAAAAACATGATGAAAGCGGTTAGACTGAGCAAAGATGCTGACGCGGCTTGGCACCAGTACACGACCAACGAGATTGCGGCGGGACGGCCAGTCAACTACCGGATGAAGCGGATCATCGAGCAGCAATACAAAAGGGCGAACGCACAATGAAATTTCTTATTATTGACCCTCAGGGCGCGGCCCTCGACATTGCAATCCGTGCACAGCGGGACGGGCATAAGGTCAAGCACTTCATCCGCCAGACGGAGAAGACCAAGTACATTGGCAAGGGCTTTGTCGAGCTGATCGACGACTTCCGCCCATGGTTGCGCTGGGCCGACGTAATCTTCAATTCCGATAACACCATGTATCTGCACGCGCTCGATGCAGCCAAGAAGGAAGGGGCGCTGGTCATCAGTGCGTCAGTGGAGAGCGCCAAGTGGGAGCTTGAGCGCGACACAGGCATGAAGATGTTTAAGAAAGCAGGCATTGCCGTTCCGCCAGTCAAAAACTTCTCCAACTATGATGACGCTATCCGCTACGTCAAAAAGGAACAGCGCCGCTTTGTCTCAAAGCCTTCAGGCGATGCAGACAAGGCGTTGTCCTATGTCGCCAAGTCCCCAGCGGACATGGTCTATATGCTTGAGCGCTGGAAGAAAGCCCAGAAGCTCAAGGGGGATTTCATCCTGCAAGACTTTATTGGCGGCGTGGAGATGGCTGTGGGCGGCTGGTTTGGGCCGCACGGGTTCAACGTAGGCTGGTGCGAAAACTTCGAGTTCAAGAAGCTGATGAACGACGATAAAGGTGTCGCCACCGGTGAGCAGGGCACCGTTATCCGTTATGTTCGCAACAGCAAGCTCGCCGAAACAGTGCTCGCTCCGCTTGAAGATGAGCTGGCAAAGGTGGGTTATGTCGGATATATAGACGTGAACTGCATCATTGACGACGAGGGCACTCCTTGGCCGTTGGAATTTACGATGCGCCCCGGCTGGCCGACATTCAACATTCAGCAGGCGCTACACGAAGGAGATAGTGTAGAATGGCTCAGAGACCTAGCGGAGGGCCGCGACGCCCGAAACACGACACTGGACACGATAGCCCTCGGCGTCGTGCTCTCCGTGCCGGATTATCCATACTCGCACTTGACCAAGAAGGAAGTGGTGGGGACGCCAATTTACGGGATCAAGCCGGGGATTTGGGAACACCTGCACCCGTGCGAGATGGCGATGGGGATGGCTCCTATGGAAGTGGGCGGCACGATCATAACCTCTCCGATCCCAGTGACGGCGGGGGACTACGTTCTGGTGATGTCGGGCACGGGGGAGACAGTGAGGGAAGCAAAGCGCAGGGCTTACCGTCGCTTGGACAACTTGATAGTGCCCAACTCCCCTATGTGGCGGACGGACATTGGGGATCGACTGGCAAAGCAGTTGCCCAAAATTCAAGCGATGGGGTACGCGAAGGGGATGTTGTACTCGACAACAGCGTAATGCTCACACGCCTCACAGGCAAAGCACTTCGCAAAATCGAAAGCATCCTCGACATAGAGCTTGATCCAGACGACGAAGAATTTGGCACGTTGTTGAGAGCCCAGCTTGCGGGCTCTCAAGCTATTCTGAATAGTCAGATTAAGGTTGACGAGCAGCAGTTCCGCCGCCAGCAGGAAGACCGCCTGCCCCAGCTTCTGAAGATAATCCTCGAGGAACAGGCCGCGCAGCGGGTGCAGCGCGTGACCTGATCTGATTTGCCACCAGCTTGGAATACCCGGCGATGTCATCCCAGTGATCGACTTCGTTGGGGTTGCCGGCCAGAATGCGCCCGATCTTGTGGGCGATCATTTCCAAAGCCTCTTTGTCCGAATTGGTGAGGGACAACCAGTTCACGGTGTCCTTCATCACGTTTTTAATGCGCTGGGTGTATTGCGCCTGTCTGGAAAAGTCCCCGTGGGTTTTTGCACGGGCCTCTAAAAGCTGATCTACGTTCATGCCGCACTCTCCTTCTTCACCTCGGCCAACATCCCTGTGAATATAGGCTCGTCTGATTTAATCTCGACGCAAGGCACCTGCCCCGTCGCCATGTCTGTGCCCGCTGCCAGCGTGATAAGCCGTGACGGGTTCAGCAGCAAACCTTTTGCCTTCAGGTCATCCATCAAGTCCTTCCAAGTTTGCTCCTGCATCTGCATCCATTCGCGCAGCGCTTTCACCTCGATAAACATGCGGCCAGAAGAAAGCTCCTGCCGGATAAGCAAGCTGCGGGTGGGCAATTTGATCGGCATCTGTTTCTGTCTTGGCACAAAGGGGCCGGGCATAATCAGCGTGCTCTGCAAGTTGTCAGAGAGGAAACGGGCCAGCATGTAGCTTGGCTCCTCCACACGGGCGCGGTAGGTGGCGGTCTCCTCACTGAACAGCCGCTCTTGAGCCCAGTCCATAACCCTGTCTGGGCTCAAGTCAAGCAAGCCAAGGTGCCGAACAACAAGCCCTGCGGCGGCCACACCTGCGAGCCAGCGGGCGGCAAAGCGCTGATCGGAAGCGAGATTGTGCTTCTTGATCAAGTCCTCCCTGATCTGGGGCACAAGCGCTTTCAGATAAGCCATATTGGCGGGTTGCAAAACCGAGCGGATGAACAGCTCTCCGGCAAAGCCCGCGTTGTCGTCCATGCTGTCCTTCAGGGCATCGCCCTTCCAGTGCGCGGCGTTCTTCGGGATGTCCACCACAAACTCGGCGATGCGGCCCGCCATGGCCTCCCCGTTTTTCGCGGCGCGCAGCGTGTCCACAAGGCTGGTGTTGGAGCCGGCAATCATAATGGTCTGCCACGATGCGCCCATGTTGACCAGCGTGCCGTCTGCGGCCCCGCGCTGCTTGTCCCGGCCTTCGGTGAATATCTGGATTTCCTCGCGCAGAATTTCGGGGTCGCGCTGGGTGTACTCGTCGCGTATTACCGGCAGGTTGCCCATGACGCCTGTAACAATCCCGCGCGCCACGCGGGTGTCGCTGTTGGTCTGCTTCATGGCTTCCAGCCTGCCCCAGACGGAAGCGGCGGCGGTGAGCGCCGTGCTCTTACCCTTACCGCCTTGGCGGGAGATCAATGAAAGGATAGCGCCGCCTTCGGAGTGCGCCTGCCAGCGCATGAAGGGTGCCGAGAAGGATGTGAGCACGGCCAGACCTTGCGCCTCAAACCCCGGCGCAAACAACATATCCGCATTGTCCTTCCAGACGGCCATAGAGCCCCCCTTTTGCGGGCCCATGCCTTTGCTGCGGCGGCGCACCTCTTGCCCGCCGGTCGCTTCCTTGACCTCTGTGGCGGTGTACAGGCGTTGCCCGATCAGGAACGATTTCTCGTCATCCTTCCAGCCGAACTGGTCAAATTGTGTCTGGGCCCGCCCTGCGGCGTTTAACTGATCCATGCTCTCTCTCACATATTGCTTGAACAGGTCGGCGTTGTGCACGACGATGCCCCTGCCCATAATCTCGGCAATGCCTGACGAGCCGAACATTGTTTTCAAAGGGATGATAGAATGCTGCCAGCCTTCGTGGGGCGGCTTGTGCTTCAGCACGATGGAATGCTGCTCCGCGTTGAGCTCGCCCCGGCTGATGGCCTCCACAACCACGGGGTACTGGGTGATGCGCATGTGCACGTCTTTCCCGTCTTTCTCGCTCTTGAACACCAGCGCCCCGCCAATGTGGCAGAATGAGCCCACAACCGGCAGGGAGGCTTCCTCCTCTGCAAAGCTCTTGGCAAACTCAATCTGGGCAGGGGTGGCTTTGGGTGCGCCGCGCCCCAGCTCGACAGGGGAAGTGATCGTGCCGCGCAGGGGGCAGGACTTGCAGCGGTCGTTCAGCCCGTTAAAGTGTTCACAGGTGGTGGGGCCGGACAACGTTTTTGCGGCAGCAAGTTTTTTGTCGGTTTCAGCGGGATTGTAACGCTCATCTCCGGTGCTCCATTCGTGAGCGATCTCGTCTCCACCGTCACAAAATGCGAGAACGGCCAATCCGGCTTTCCACTCCGGTTCAGGCATGACGCCAAGGGTGTCACGGAAATGTCCAAGCTGTGCGCATAAGTCGGCAACTTGGTGGGGGTTGGAGGGGGTGCTTTCGTGCACATGAGCAAGGGCAGCAAGCTGGCCAGACATAGGCTTCGCATTGGGTTTTTCCTTTACAACGACTTTCAGCATCGAGAACGCGCTGATCGGGTGAGGCTCTACATCTCCTCCCCAATCCACCACTCTCGGAGCGTTTGCATCTTTGCGGTTATGAGCTCCCACAGGGCGCAGAATAGAAGCGCCGTCACTGGTACGGCTAGGATCAGCGCTGAAAGAATGAGCATTACACAATAGTTTAAGCGCCTTAGCATATGCCTCCCACTCCTTCAGGCTCAGGGCTTTTTGGAGCGGCCAATAAACATGCAGCCCGTATCCGCTTCCGACATATATTGGCTCGGGCAATCCAGCAGCAGCGCAAAAGGCGCGACATGCTGTGTAGGCCCGACCTGCGTCATCGTACCGCTTTCCTTCTCCTGCATCCACATCGAGCCACAACGACTGCACTGAATGGATGTTGTTTTTGGTGCGGCTGGTGGGCGAGATATACGACGCGCAAGCGTGGTAGACCGTATGGCCTTGAGCATCCAGCGCCAGAAGTTCATGGCTTAGTTCCTCCGGTGTTTTTGCCCAAACGTGCCGCTTTTCTGGGAGGACGAACCCGCACAACCACCCGCGCTCTGGAAGTATCCGGTTCAGGAATTGTACGGGAGGCGAGAGCGTCATTGAATAACCCCAGAATGTATGTTTTGCGTTTCATCATGCTCACCGAATGTGGCACCAGAGGCTTGCCCTCTTGCGCCGCAATGAATGCTTCCAGCCGTGCCAGACGGCTTTCCAGCTCGGGCATGTAAACGGTTAAGGGGACGCGCCCCTTAACCCAAGTGTTGGCTGCGGCGCGTGAGCGCCCCAGCCAGATTGAAAGGTCGGAGATCGAGAGCATACCTTCCGACATGCACGCGCGCAACCTTTCTGCGAAGGAAAGTATGTCTCGCGTCATTTTAACCTACCGGCAGCTTGAGAGCGTTGGCAAGGGCGGACTGCAACGCGCTGTCAAGAGCGGGCGCGGCAACCATACCGAAACCCGATACCCGGGCGGGGGCAGGAGCCGGGGGGCGATCCCTACGCAGGAATTCCGGGATTTCCTCGGCCACTTCCTCAACCACGGGCTCGGGCGCGGCGGCCTTTGCGCGGGTACGCTTCGGGGCGAACGCCTCAACTTTAGCAGACGGTGCCGATGTCGGCGCGGGGGCTGGGGCAACAAAAGGTGCCGGGGCAGCAATGGCCGGAGCGGCCTTCGGTGTGGGCAGAGCGCTTGCAACCACATCATCGCGGCCCACGATTGCTGCGGTCTTGTCGGAACGATCCAGCTCCTCAAGCAACCCGCACACGCGCTCGTCAATGAAGCTGGTCGGCTCAAAACTGAGCACGCCTTGGCTTTCAAACGAAACGCGGGTCACGACATCCGATGGCTCGGCGGGGCGGGAACCCAAAGACATGCCGCTCAGAGTGCGGGCGTAGGCCGCAAGGTTCTTCAATGAAGCCGGAGGAATGCGAAGCAGGAACACCATATCGTTGCCCAGCTCAGGCACAATCACGGCGATCTTCTTGGCGTCGTTGCACGCCTTGGTCTGCTTGCCCGTCATCTGCGATATGGCGGAGCCCCAAGCGTTCATAGGGCAGGTCGAGCAGACAGCGTTCTGTGGCTTGGTCGCCTGTGAAGACGGGCCAACACCATTGTCAGAAAAGCAGGTTGGGCCAACATTTTCGGCCTTCGGGTCATACTTGCCTTCGTAATAGACCTTGGAGATTGCAGGGTTCACGTCCGCAATCACGACTTCCAGATACAGCTTGTCGTGCTGTTTCTCGTTGCCGCCCGCATCCACCAAAGTGAAGCGGTTGTCTTTGATCGACACATGCGGGGGCATGTTGCCACCGATGCCCTGCACAACGGCAGCGGCCAGACCGCGTGACGCGCGGTTCAGAAGGTGGGCGGGGATTGCTAAATTGCTCATGATGGTTTCCTTATTTGGACTTCAGTGAAGAGGGTTACATCAACCCCCGGAGGAGGCACATTGTTATGGGCCTCCAAGTGCTCAACGACAGCCTCTTTCGACACCGCCGCCGTGAGATAGTTAAATTTGCCGGTGTTCAGGACATACTCGAACAGAGCGTCCCGATCCACTGTCTTGACGGACATGCTTTGCTTTTTGAAAGCGGTGCCGTGCTCGCCCTTCATGCTGGAAACGCCAGCGGCGTTCAGAGCTTCCATAAGGGCATTCTCGATGGCGGTCATGGCCTCGTCATAAGGGGCAAGGGCGGCCTTCTGTTCTTTTATCAAACCTGCCTTAAAGTCGCGCAGTTTGATATATAGGGCAATCAGTTCGTCGGGGGTCACGGTCTACTCCTCTGCTAGTTTCAGCACGAGACCTTGCATGGTCTCGTTGCTCTCCAACCTTTTATAAATCTCGCGCTCGATTGGCGAAGCGGCGATCTGGACAATGGTTCGCTTGTGTGTTTGCCGTGGCCCATTGATCCGCTGGTTCGCCTGAATATAGTCTTCGGTCTTATCCGTAGGGGCAAACCAGATGATTGTTGCTGCGGCGGTCAGGTCTAAGCCTCTCGCAATCGGGCCGGGGTGTGCGATAAGAACACGCGGCACCCCCTCTTGAAAATCAGCAACGCGCTGATCGGCCTCTTTGCTCGGGACTTCCCCATTTACCATGACGCAAGTATATGTCTTCGAAAGCTCTTTGTAAAGCAATGTTATTACGCTTGTCAATGGTGCGAAGATGATAATTTTACGCGGCGCTTCTTCCATAACCTCGCGCAGCACCTCGAAGCGCGGCTTGGCGTCAATCAGGTGCACGTCGTGATCGGAGTTATAGATGGCCCCACAGGCAATCTGGATCAATTTCCACCGCAAAACGCCCTCGTTCACAGCGGTGATAGGGGTTCCCGTGCCCATTTGCATTCGCAGCTCACGCTTCATTTGCTCATAGGCTTTCTTTTGCGCGGCGGACAGCTCGGCGTCTTCCTGCATCACCACGCATGGCGGTGCGTCAAAGCAATCATCCTGCGTGAAGCGCACGCTTGGGCTCAACAACTTCTTCGCCTGTTCAGCCGCGCCGGAGCGCGGCACCCATTTGAAGTTGGTGATCTGCATCATGATGCGTTGTTTGTAGCTTGTCAGTGTCTCGCCATAAGCGTTGTTCACGAGCTTGGCTTGCCCGTAGGCGTCAAGGGGGCCGTTGCTGGTTGGCGTGCCGGTCATCATCCAAAGGTAGGGCCGGTTCTGGATCAGGGCGCGGGCAACCTTGTGTCGGCGCGTTGACGGGTCTTTGTAGGCGCTGGCTTCGTCCACCACGACGAGCTTGATGTCTTCGCGCTCAGACAGTTCTTTCGCCATGCCTTTGAGAACGACCGAACGGTTCGTTTCGGCGCCGGTGCCCAGCCCGTCAAAGTTTATGATGTAAAAGTCCGCTTCCTGCTTCAGCAGCTCAAGGCGCTTTTCAGCCGATCCGTGCAGCACGATGCAGGTGCGTTTGCCCAGAAAGTGTTGGAAGACAGCGTTGGCCCATGTGCGCTTGAGCGTGCGCAGCGGGGCAATAATCAGGGCGCGAAACTTTTTTCCGCGTCGCTCATGTTGTTCCATCAGATAATCCGCCGCCCAGAGTGCGCTCAGGGTCTTGCCCGTGCGCATTTCAGACAGGTTGAAGCAGCGGGGGTTCAGGGCCATGAAGTTTGCCATGACGCGCTGGGCATGGTGCGGGCGCTCGATCTGGGGGCCGTGCGGCCAGCTATACCCGTAGTCCATCGGCGCAATGGTCGGCACCCCGACGCGGGTGAGCTTTTGGAGATTGTTCAGGGTGCATGGTATGCCCACATGGTTGCTCGGCAGGAGCTTGCCATCGGGGAAATGCTCAAGCACAACTTGGGGGTGCGCCGTGGGGTACACGGCGACGTTCAGCTTTTCGTCGTAGAACATGTGTCGTCCTTATTTGATGAGGGCTTTCACCGTTTCACACCCCAGAGAATTTTCAAGGCATACGCCTCCACCTGCTTCTGCAATGTCGCGCATGATGCACTCTTGTCGGGGCGTGACTTTGCGTACGCCCTCTCGTTTCGTCTCGATCCCGTAGAATTTGCCTTTGTGGCAGACCAGAAAGTCAAGCGTCGCAGCGCCAAAGCCCGACTGCACAGGCATGAAATAATACGCCCCGATCTCTTTCAGATAGCGCTTCACCGCAGCCTTGACGTTGCTCTCGTTCATTTCATGATCTCTTTCGCTTGATTGAGGGCGTCAATGGCAATCTTGTTCCCAAAGCTGTTGCCATACCTATCGCCGTTGCCAAGACGGGCCAGTTTTTCCAGCGCCTCTTCCATCACTGCAAGCCCGTTACTTTTCCTTTCCGTGCTAAATACTTGGCCCTGTTGCGCTTGCGTCTCGCTTCACGCGCGGCGGCATTGCAGACGTTGAAAAGGGTCGTGCTGTGCCGCCCAAACCAGCGGCCTATAGTCTCATAGTTGTGTTTCGCGCGCCCGTCGGCTCGTTTTTCGGCGCGAAGCGTGTGGTAAAGCGCCTCGCGGCACTGGGCCAAAACCTGCGCCCTACCCGGGCCCAAAACATCGGCTGGGTCTAAAAGCCGGGCCCAGCACTCTTTCACAATGAT